CGGGCGAAATACAGACGAACAAGTCACACCCGTCAAAGCGAGAAACACTCGCTTTTTTTTATTGAACAAAGGAACAACAAAATGAGTGAAGGAATTAAAGTAGTCAATGTCACTTTACCCAGTGAGTTAGAGAGCCTAGAAATAATCCCAATCGGTGATGTTCACGAAGGGGAAGAAATGTTCGACTTAGATTTATTTGACGGACTTATTCGATATATCCTTGAGAAGCCAAACCGTTATGTCATATTGAATGGCGATTTACTGAACAATGCGATTAAAACATCGGTCAGTGATACCTACGGAAACAACAACCCAGAAGAAGAAATCGGCACAATCGTATTTCGACTAAGCCAAATCAAAGACCGAATACTCGCAATGGGAAGTGGTAACCACGAAGAGAGAACATTGAAACTAACGGGAATTGACCCGTCAAGATATTTAGCGGTAAGACTAGGCATAGAAGAACGCTACTCGTCAAACTCATTTATGTTATTCGTAACACTAGGAAGTTATAGAACACCAAACAAGTACAACAACTATGCGAATGTGTACTCGATATTCGTACAACACGGATATGGTGGTGGGAAGAAAAATGGATCTAAACTAAACAACCTAAACGATAGCGACCAAATCGTATCGAATGCGGACTTATACATCATGGGCCATACACATACTCCAATAGCGAATGTCAAAAGCTCATTCGTAGCAGATACAAGACACGGAACAATTAAGCGACAGAACAAGTATTTCCTAATGCACAATGCGTTTTTATCGTTTGGGGGTTACGGACTTCGCTATGGTTACAGTCCTGCATCTAAAGAGATAACATATGCTACCTTAAGCGGAACTAAGAAAAAAATATCATTAACAATTGGTTTATAAAATGGAACGAAAATATTGCGTATATGTTCATACTTTTCCTAATGGGAAGAAGTATGTAGGTATTACTTCTAAAAAAGTAAATGTAAGGTGGCAAAATGGCACTGGTTATAGAAGAAGTCAATTAGTTAGAAACGCTATAGAAAAATACGGTTGGGAAAATGTTGAACACGAAGTTATATTAACTGACTTAACTGAAGAAGAAGCATATCAAGCTGAAAAAGACACTATAGCAAAATTAAAAACAATTGACATACATTTTGGTTACAACATGAATAGTGGTGGCAAAGATTATTATCATTCTGAATTATCAATTAAGAGAATGTCTGGTAAGAATCATTATAGTTATGGAAGAACAGAAAAGATGGTTATGTCCGAAGAAGCTAAAAGAAAAATAGGTTTAGCAAATAGTGGTGAAAGACATTACTTATTTGGAAAACATCTAAGTGATGAACATAGAAAGAATGTTTCAATAAGCCTAACTGGTGAAAAGAATGGTTTTTACGGAAAGAAGCATAAAGAAGGAATCTTTGCTTATAGAAGAAGACCAATATATCAAATTGATCTAGAAACAAAAGAAATAATTAAGCTATGGAATAGTGCTTGGGAAATTGAAGAAACTCTAGGTTATGGACATTCTGCTATTGCTGCGTGTTGTAGAGGAAAATATCAAACAAGCAGAGGTTATCTTTGGAAGTATGCTAATTGACATTCAACATATTGAAGTATCGCAAGAGTCTAGTACAAGGGAAGCTCACAGTCAAACACATCGAGCAACTCACACATATGATGAAGTACAACGGAATAGCACGAGAAGAAATACCAGAGGACATCCAAGATGAATGGTGTGATGAGAATAAGGCGGAACAATCTAGCGTATCAACTGATACGAGCATATGGAAAAAGAATAAGCGTAAGAAGAGTTAAAGAGTACATCGTGGTGCAATGCGGAACAGTTGCGAGTTGCTGACCAATGAATGTGTATATCCTCCATATACATTCCCTAAACTAGCAACATATCTACTATGCAATTAACACATAGAAGTAGGCAATTGAATTTACATATGTGTTTACAATACTGTTTACAAAGGAAGTAAGGTATGCCAAGGGAAGAATTCAAACAGTTCTATTCAAGTAAATCGTGGAAGAAAACAAGAGAAAGTTATATATCTTCTGTCAATGGACTATGTGAAGTATGTCTAAGTAGAGGGAAGTATGTACCAGGATATATCGTACATCATAGAGTAGAGATAACAACAGATAATATAAACGATCCAAACATTACATTGAATCAAAGCAATCTATCTTATGTGTGTTTGGAATGCCATAATCAAATACACTTTGCTAAGGGTGAAGCAATAGATAATGAATTGATGTTTGATAGTAATGGTGATGTGGTAAGAAGATAGTGATAATTGAATTTAACATATGCCACCCATGTGTGATATATGTCACATACAGACGCTATCCGGTGGGTCTCATTCTTATAACGCACAAGGAATCACATAACCCCTTACCAAAAGTAAGTAAATTAAAGGAGTAAAAATGCCTAAGAAAATAGAACGAACAAGTGACAATTTAGATAAACAACCAAGAATATTAAATGAAGTTGCCCGACTTAAAGGCATTTACAAAGACTTACCAAAAGAAACGCTGAACTTGAATGACGGTTTAATTAAACGTGCAGCCTATATGCTTGTGACCTTAGAGGATTACGAGCTTGACCTAGATACACGAGGTTATGTTGAACAATTCAGTCAATCCGAGAAGTTAGAACCGTACGAGAGGGAAAGACCAGTCGCACGATTGTATAACACGATGAATAAGAACTATCAAAGCATTATGAAACAACTATCCGAGCTTATACCGAAACCCGATTTAATGCCGAGAGGTGACGGGTTTGATGATTTCTTAAATCGTGATGATTAAGTACCCATTAAGTTATAACCCGATACTAGAATATTGGTCACTGATTGAAAGTGGTCAAGAAGTTGTTTCAATTAAAGTTAGAGAAACTTATCGAAAGTTAGTTGATGATCTAAACAGTAAAACAGAATGGTACTACTCGCCAAAACGGGCTAACCACATCATTGAATTCTTTGAGAATTATTGCCGACATTCTAAAGGTAAAATGGGCGGCAAACCCGTTCTATTGGAACTTTGGGAAAAAGCAATGTTAGCAGCTGCCTTTGGGTTTATTGACATTGAGGGCAATCGTAAATATCGAGAAGTGCTATTGATTGTTGGAAAGAAGAACGGTAAGAGTTTACTTGCTTCTGGGATTGGACTCTATTTGCAAGTTGCGGATAGTGAACCGGGAGCAGAAATATACGCAGTGGCCAATACACGTGAACAAGCTAAAATCATATGGACTGAAGCTAAACGAATGGTTAGAAAATCGCCAGTATTACGAAAGCGTATAAAGGGTTTAGTAGGCGAATTAAAGAGTGATTTCAATGACGGTACATTTAAACCTTTAGCGAGTGATTCAGATAACCTTGACGGATTAAACGTGCAAGGTGGACTAATGGATGAGATACATCAATGGAAGAATGGAAAACCATTGTTTGATATTGTAGCTGACGGAACATCCGCACGTGAACAACCATTTATATTTATTACTTCAACTGCTGGTGTTATTCGAGAAGATATTTATGATGAGAAATACTTACAAGCCGAGAGAGTTATTAGTGGTTATAAAGACGGTGTCTATGTCAATGAACGATTTCTCGCTTTGATTTATGAATTGGATAAGCGTAGTGAATGGACTGATGAGAAGTGCTGGAAGAAAGCTAATCCTGGATTGGGTACGATTAAGAACATTAACACGTTACGAGAAAAAGTTGAACAAGCTAAACTAAACAGCGTGTTGGTTAAGAACTTAGTGTGTAAAGAATTTAACATACGAGAAACATCTTCACAATCGTGGTTATCTTGGGAAGTGATAGAAAACAAACAGACATACAACCTTGAACAAATGAATCTAAGATATGCGATGTGCGGATTAGACTTGTCGGAAACAACTGACTTGACGTGTGGCACATTTTTATTTCGTATACCAAATGATGAAACGATTTATATTCATCAAATGTATTGGCTACCAGCAAACAAACTCGATGACCGAGTTAAGTTAGATCGCATTCCTTACGACCAATGGTACGACCAAGGGTGGTTACGATTAAGCGAAGGGAACAAGATTAACTATAAAGATGTTGTAGCGTGGTTTGTTGAGATACAAGAAAAATACGGTTTGTATGTTTATAAAATCGGTTATGACTCTTGGAACTCTCAATACATTGTGGATGAACTAAAGGCATTCTTTGGTGAAAATGGGATTGACCAAGTTATTCAAGGGAAGAAAACAATGTCCGGACCAATGAAAAATATGGCGGCTGATTTAGAGATTAAGAAAATAAACTATAACAACAATCCAATCTTAAAATGGTGTTTAAGCAATTCAAATGTGGATGTTGATAGGAATGACAATATTAGCTTGATTAAAACAAGCAATCCTAAACGAAGAATAGACGGTACAGCGAGTTTAGTAGACGCATTTGTTGTTTATGAACGATACTACGAGGAATATATCAATATGATTTAGAAAGGGTGATGAAATGGCACTTAGAGATTTTTTTAGAAGCAGAGAAAAACGTATGCTGCAAAGTGAAATGATGAAAATGATAGTCGGTTATTCACCGTCATTCTCAACCTATTCGGGTGGTGTCTATGAAATGGATCTAACCGTTAGTGCAATTCACACCTTTGCGAAATGGTGTTCGAAAGCTAATCCAAAAATAAATGGGAATAGTTATGCAAATG